CGACAGATGGTGGGGCCCCACCACGGGGCCCAAAATCGCAAGGGAACGGGCTGTGCAACAACTAAACAGACGCCATGGTCAGTCGAGCCAACATGCCTGCAACGCTCTCAAGCCCACGAGTGGCGGCGCCGGCAGCGCGACCCTCCAGCTCACCAAGGATACTGTCACCGACTTGGGTCACAACGTCCGCGAAAGATATACGCGGTATACGATGCAACTTAGTCAGGACCTGATCCAGGGTGGCCGTGGGCGGCTGAACCGGCGCCTGTCCAGTCGGACGGGCGAGCAGCGAATAGTTAGGGTTGATAGTGGCCTCCACGTGGTAGATGATCTCGAGAGTGGCAACCTGGGTTGACGCCGGCAAACCGGTGCCAACCAGGACCATGGACTCGAGACCCCCAACACGGAAGGCTGACATATCCACACCAAACTCCTGCGTGGCGTAACTATTGGTGGTACCGGTCGAGAAACCGACGTCAACAGCATCAGTGCCATTGGCACTAAACTGCAACGAGCGGAACACTCTGGCGGTGCTATCATAAGGTAAGCCACGAAGGTGCATGCCGCGGGCTGCAACCTCTGAAAGGCTCACAGTCGCGTGCTGCGGGTAGTTCACAATCCGCTCAGGATTTATCACCGCGGCGTTCTCCGTGCCAATATACGGCAAACCCAAATTGAGCAAGTACGACTCCATGGTGTTGCGTGGCCCAGTGGCAGACCAGTAGGAAGGAATTCCTGCTGAACTGCCATTGTGGTCACCAACAGCTGGTTGGTACGTGGACAAGTTAGGGGCCATACCACTGGCAGGGTAGACTGCAGCGGCGATCTCTCCGGCGGAAGCGACTCCTGGCAGCGCGCGAATGCGAGCACCATAAGCAACGACCCGGTGTTTCACGTATTGGGCTCCAAGTTGGGCGACGTCAAAGCCGAAACCAGTACAAGTCGCAACCGTGGTGGCCACGTTGAGGGTGTTGGCGGGCCCCGATGTGGGGGCAAGCACCAACAAAGTACCATCAACAATAGCGCCACTGGTCGTAAAACCTGAGATGGCAATGTTCGGCATTAAAACGACATCAAACCCACCGGAGGCATTAGTGATTAACCGAATCTTGCGGGTCAATGCAAAGGTGCACGTGCCGGTTGGATTGCCGTCAGGGATGCGGGCGCCCTCGGCCGCGCGCGCGAAAGGGGCGTGTGCCGCGGCGGCCAGCGTCCCCGGTGCTCTGGGGATGCTGGTTGCCGCGACGCGAGCCCTGCGACGCGCCGACTTGGGACGCACGACCACGACGGGGGTGACGGGTGCCTTGCGAGAAACTTTGGCCTTGGCCTTGGACTTGGTCATTGAAACGAGAGTTCTGGCGGGGCGCTGGCTCGTGGACCACGGGAGCTGGAGGGACCACAGTGCCAGACGCATCAGCGCTGCCCGGCAAAAGCGGTTTCGCAACCTCGATATTGTCCAACACCCCACAAGGCAACTCGCCCAAACTGCCCGCGGCTGCAATAGCAGCGAGCACCCGGTCGAGAGTCGCCTGATCAATGCCATTGACCTCACACCAACGATCCCGAATCTCGTTTCGCAGAGCCAAACGATACGTCTCGGTGGTCTCCTCCGCACTCATGTGAAACCGTTCTTCCCGGGTCATAGAACGAACGGATCCGCAACCAGAAAGGTCGCGGACCCGCTCAAACCACGGCCCGAGGAGGGGATCAGACAGGGTGGAGGAGCTTAACGCGCCAAGGGCCTTGTTCGCGGCCGCCAGCTTCGGCTCAACCGAACGATTGCACGACAAGTGACATTTCTGCACCTGCCGCCAAAAGTCCGGGAGCCGCTGGCCGCCGTCGAAAAAGGCACCGTAGTGGTACTCACCAAGGAAAGAAACGGGAGCGGGGGAAGTCCGCACGATCAACTTCTGTTCCATTGCCAAATCAGCCATGGCTGTCACACGCGCTTCTTCGAGCTTCGGAATTGGAAGAGCAATGCTCACGGAATCATCGCCACAGTAAACGCCAAGACACGAAAACGCCTCAGTCCGACTCAAGCCGCAGCGGCGGAGTGCGACATAATCACCAAAAGCGACCTTTATAATGTTCTTCAAGGTCGTCGCGCTGGTTCCGGAGATCAACTCCCACTCTGCATCATACGAATAACCCTCAGACATCCGCACAACAAAACCCGCACGTTCCTGCTTGAGCAGCTCACGCAGAGCCGGCCGATAAGAA